GTTTCAGCTCTAGCAAAAAGTATTTGCCACCATAAGTCTCTAGCATTGACCGTCTTAACAGCTTCGTTAGTCTTAGGGTCTATCAGTCTCCAGTCTTCATCGTTCTCTACAGCTTCTAAGAATGCATTGGTAATGTTTATTCCATTGTGAAGGTTTAAACACTTCCTATTAATATCACCACCTGACTCTCTTCTAATATTTATAAACTCTTCAATCTCTGGATGGCTAATGTCCATGTATGCTGCATAACTTCCACGTCTTGTAGTGCCTTGATTAAAGGCTAACATCTGTGAATCTACGACATGCATAAAGGGGATTGACCCAGTAGAACGAGAACCGTGAGTAGTAGAAATACCATTACTACGCACATCTCCCCAATATCCACCGATGCCTCCACCCGAACTTGCCAACCAAATGTTCTCATCGTAATGAGCAGATAAACCAACCCTGCTGTCAGGAACATAATTAAGGAAGCAACTGATAGGAAGCCCACGAGTTGTGCCTCCGTTGCTAAGTATAGGAGTACTGAACATAAACCAACAATCGGAGCTGTAGTTATAAAGTCTCTGAGCCAATTCATAATCTGTTTCTCCTTTGTATGTTGCTGCAAATACTGAAGCTCTAGCAAAAGCTTCTTGAGCATGGGTTTCATTATCCCAAAAGTATCTGTCTTTGAGTGTATCTAAACTAAACTTATCAAACTTTTTTTCTTTATCATAATCTATACATATACCGAGGTAAGGTTTCTTGCCTATCTTATCTTCCATCATCTTGTTTTCCTGTTAAATATAAGGCTATTATAGCATAGTGAATAATCTTTAGCAAGTCATTTGGATTCTTACCATTCTTCTTTCCATACCTCATAGCGTATTTCATAATGTTACCAATACAGAAACCTTCACCGTGTCCAGCATCAAGTATCATATCTGTCGCTTGATATTTACCTCTAGCATAATGTTCAGTATATGTTGAATCAATATGAGATTTAATTGTTTCTAAAATTTTATCCTCTGTAAATTTGTAATCTCTTTTCTTCATACCCATTCCTCTGGTAAGTTATCTTCTCCATACCATGTAAAGTTATTTGTCTCTGCCCATTCTGCATGAGTTCTTTTTGTACCATCTTTTCTTTTCTTAGCTTGTGGCATAGGTGAGTAAGGTTTCTGAAATAAAAATACTAACTCATAATTTTTAGGTAATGCCTCTCGTATATGTATGTACTTACTATACTCTGCATAGTCCCAAAATCTACCTTTAGCTTCTAACAAAATTGTTTTACCATTGAACTCTTTAACAAAGTCTGGTTCGTATCTATGCTTCACTACATAGTCAATCATCTCACTATGATGCTGCCATTTACTTAAAACATTTTCGTGTAAGCTAACCTCCCACAAACTATCATAGCCTTTAGGTACGTTAATCTTTTTAGGTCTTGGCTTTCTTGGTTTTCTAGCCACGTAATAATTCCTCTAATGTAATATCAGGATTACGTTTTATTTTTTTATTAAACCATCGTAAGCTATAAGCACTTAATAAAATTCTACCCATACCATAGACGTGTGTTTGCTCTGGTAAAAACTCATGTAAGTTTTTTTTGTTAATCTTAGAAGTGTCTTCACTATCAGGGGTCATAGTTCTCAACCATTCAATTAACATGTTCTCTGCTTTACGTCTTAATCTTTTAGCTTTCTTGCCATTCATAATTCTTTACCAGTTGCCAATACTTTAATATACTGTTGAACATATCTCTATGTTTCTCGTGGGATTCTTTATCCCATATATGACATAAGACTAAGCTTGTATCCTCTCTATCTACAAAGATAGAAACCCTCTCTGGATTATCTATATTGCATCCTTGAGCATACGCAGATAGTTGCATACCGTGGTCATCATAAACTAATTTAGCAGGTTCTTTACCATCTAAGTTGTCTTTAGTTTTAAAGTCAACGAATATACCTGACTTAGAATATAAGTCTATCTTACCACCATATCCTTGTTTTGCACAGAAGGAATCTTCTGCTATCCACTCTTCATCTGGAAAGTTTTCATCCAACCATGATTGAATTATTTCATAAGGCTTAGACGTACCTAGCCCTAAGAAACCTTGTTCAATCTTAGCATGAATCTCTGTACCTTTCTTCGCTGCGTTTAAACCTATCTCTTTAGAATGTTGTTTACATCTGAAAGCAAACCCCTCTAAGGATTCGTCATCTTGCTTTTCTAAAGTAAGTGCAGAGTTTAAGGCTTGATTTATTTTCCAGTTTTCTAAGGATGGTTTAGCTACCATACCTAGAATCGTAGTGACTGAAGGTACTAATCCTAGAGACCTAGCATCTCGTAGATTGGTATTTCTTTCTTTACCATTAGCACCTATGATTGTGTACATAGGTTCTCCATCTTTGGAGTACCAATGACCAGCTTCCGATTTATATTTAGAAGCTGCTAGTTTATTATATACTTCCTGAGAAGAACTGTCAATAGTTTTTTTATTTTTCTTTGTCATTTTCTGACTCCTTGAATGCTTTGATTACATCACTAGAAAATAATTTCTGTAAATTAACTAAGAACATTTTACTTGCGTTGTTATCTCCACCCGATACTGTTTTAAAATAATCTAATTTATCTACAATAGTTTTCAATACATCTGTTTTAAAAACTAAAGTACAAAATTCATTATCGCCAACACATAGATTATGAAACCAGTAATCAGATTCTGTTGTTCTTATTCCTGATGGTTTGTTCCAGCATTCATATTCAACACAGATGTTTCCTGTCTTCATCCACATACCACGTTCTGACTTGACTTCTATCTTTTTATTAGTTAGCATATCTACAATCTTTTCTTCACGGATTGTACCATACTGTAAGTCTATGTCAAATTTCTTTCTGTCTTCTTTAATGGGTTTCACTCCAATTCCCTCCTATTTTATATTCGCCATCTAAAGGACAGCGAAGGTTAAAACTTTCTCCAGCTTTGATAATACTATCAACAGCAAGAGAGCCTGTAAATTCTGCTTGACTTTCTTTAACTTCTATTTGCCATTCATCATGTATGTTAGCAACAAACTTATAATCAATAGTGTTTAAACGTAACATTAAATCTAAATCAACAAGAGCTTTCTTCATAACAATAGAACCTGCTCCCTGTAATAATGTATTCAATGCCGAGTGTTGATTTCTAACATATAACTTTCTACCATCTATTCCTTTGAGGTAAGTTTTTGTAGATGCTCTTTGTACTCTATCTCTAAGAGATTTAAATGAAGGCTTATTATCGAAGAAATGTTGTCTAGCTCTTCGACCATCTGCCTTACTTCCTCCAACCACACTTCCAAGCTTTTCATCTCCTGCTCCGTACATGAGTGCATAGATGAATGTTTTTGCCTTATCTCTAGATTCAAGCTGTGCAAGTCTTTGATTGGCGGTGTGAATGTCTCCGTTAATGATTTCATTTATAAACTCCTCGTCAGCCATATAGTGTGCTAACATTCTTATTTCTAGTCCACTAGCATCTACTCCTAGTAAAACATTACCTTCTTCTACAGTCCAACATGCTCTGCATTCCTTACCGAAAGGGCTAGATACACTTGGTACTTGTGCCATGTTAGGATTACGATGAGTCATACGACCTGTTATCGTACCGTTAGGTATGACAAACCCATGTACTCTTCCATCATCTGTGACTGCTTCAAACCATGAATCAATCTGTGCAATTCTTTTCTGTAGTAATAAAAAGTCTGCAATCAATTTAGCTTCATGTATGTGCGTTATCTTTGATAATGTTTTCTCATCTACAATAGGCTGACCTGTTGGTGTAAATCTATCTGGCTTCCACCCAAAATCAATTAGGTATTCTCCAATCTGTTTACGACTACCAAGATTAAACTCTTGTAAAGTCTTACGCATGAATGGATTATAGTTGGAAGTGTTTAAACAGTTTGTATATTCTTCATCCGTGAGTCCACGTTTAGAAAGTTGTCCATCCTTTTTAATGTATGGAGTAACTAACTTACTATCTACCCACTTAGGTTTAAACGTCTTCTGTACCTCATCCTCAATGGCTTGTTTCTTTTCTCTTAACTCTGCTAACAAAAGTTCAGCGTGTAAGATGTCAAACTTAAATCCATTTGTCTCTTGCTGCTTTATGATACGAGCTACACCTTGTTCTAACTCGATGGAATCTTTTGAGAATCCTTTACTTTCTTTTCTTAGTTCTTTGAAGACTTGAGTATTAAGTTGTACATCTCTTACACAATAGTCTAGCATTTCTTGAGAGTAATTTAAATAATCATTGAAGTCAATCTTGTTGAATCCTAATTTGTATCCCCAATTTTCTAAGCTATGTCCACCCTCTCTAGTTGGGTTGAATAGTCTGGATAAAACTAGCGTATCTATTACAGGTATCTTTGATAAATCTACATCACTAAACTTATGTATCATAGGTATATCAAATCCAATAATGTTATGACCAATTAAAGTATCAGCAGTAGCTAAGAACTCATAACCTTTTTGTAATTCATCTGGTGTAAACTTAAATATCTGACCAGTTAAAGGGTCTTGAGCTACAATACACCACACCTTCGTGGCGTTTAAATCATCTGTCTCTATGTCAAATACTAAATCCATAATTAAAATGCTTCGTCTGAATCATCATCAAACATTATATCATCATTACTAACTTCAGTCAATCTTCCTGTATCATTATCATACATAACACTACAAGCCATTCCAACATCTCCTGTGTATCTTGATTTTAATATACGCATCCTTGTTGTTCTCGCTTCTTCTGCATCGTCTGACTGTTGATTACGTTCCAATGCTATCACACAATCACTTAATTGTCCAATACTATTTGAACCTCTAAGATGAGAGAGTGATACCTCAATACCATTCTCATGTCCTTTGTTACCATCTACTCTACGTAAGTGGGAAACTAAAATAATACCAGCACCTGTTTCTTCTACTAAGCTTCTAAGTCTTGTCATAATAGAATCAATGGCACGTCTCTCATCTCCTTCATGTACCGCACTAACTAACATATGTAAATGGTCTACCACTACCCACTTACAATCACATCCGATAATCATAAATCTTAGTTTGGTAAAGATGTCATCGATGTCGTTAGTTCCAAAATGAGAATGTACCCATACTCTGTTCTTGTTGTCCCCATCATACAAGATGTCAAACATCTTATCTAATTCTTCAACAGAAAACTTCTCTCGTTCTTGGTCAATGTAAAGTCTAGCGTTAGCTTCGATAGATAAGATACCATCGATAGTTCTTCTCCAGTCCTCTTCAAGTGCTATGATACCAACATTATCCTTTGTCTCTTTGATAAGCCAATGCTCTAGTTCTCTAGTAACACTTGACTTACCTAGTCCTGTACCACCTGTAAGAGTTACAAGTTCTCCTTGTCTGAGTCCATATAGTTTCTTATTCAATCCTTTGTAAGGATAAGGAACACTTTGCTTCTTCTCTCTGTTGTGGAACTTATCTCGCTGCTCTGAGACATTGATAACACCAGATGGGGTATAGACTTTAGCTGCCCACCATGATTCAACAAACTCTTTATGCTTGTTATTTTTAAGCATATCGTTAGGGTCTTTGTACCCATTGGGGAGTGTAACTATCTTAGCCTTACTAGGTTTAAACAGCCTCGCTACCTTTACTGCTGCTTCCTTCCCTGCCTTGTCATTATCAAATGCAATGATTACATTTTCAAATTCATCAAAGAACTCTAGGCTTTCTTTAACATCACGTACAGCTCCTTGAGCACCACGTTTGATGGATACTACAGCCCATTTACTTCCTAGCAATTCGTAAGCTGCCATAGCATCACACTCCCCTTCCGTTATCGTGACATACTTGCCACTCTTGAAGAGTTGTTGTCCGAACAATCCTGTTTCATTATAAGTACCAGCTACGAAGAAGTCTTTAGTCTTCACGTGCCGACACTTAGTACCTGCTAATTCATGTCCGTTGTAGTAAGGGTAAAAGTGTTTGATGACATTACCTTGATGGTCATGTGCTACCTTTACTCCATACTTAGTAGCAGTAGGCTGAGAGATTTTTCTGTCAGACAAAGCTGCAAATATTCCCTCATCTACTACGTCAGGTTTTTTAGTTTCAGTTTGAAATTCCATATCTTTTCCCTCACATGATTTATTATAATCAGGCATAAACTCCCCGCAACTGAAACACTTTGCTGAACCATCTTCGTTGATTCCGACAGCATCACTACTATCACAAAGCGGACAAGGTTGATGAACTTTATCCCAAGTTTTTTCCATGTTAGCCCTCCGACTGTTTAAACGTTATCTGTTGATTCTTCTTCTATAGTTTCTGCATCCTCAACAGGCTCATCATTTTCTACCATAGCTTCAGGAGTTTCTTTTAAAAGATTCTCCAGATTACTTCTATGAGTAGAACTAGCAAACTGTAAAGCCTCTATGATAGTTTCTAAACTTCCTACCTTTGAGATAGTTACAGTTGCTCCACGTTTCTTATCCTCATCTGCTATTTTATTAACATCGTATTGAATTTCCCCGTCATCATTTTTAATATTGATAATCATAATTAAAATTCCTCGTTATCAGAGTCTCCCTCTGAATCATATTCTACTAAGTTAAGAACTTTTACAGCCATAAGTTCTGCAAACGTCCCGTAATTTCCTGTATAAGGCTTTATCTTAACCCTTACAGTTGAGCCATTTCCAACAGCAACATCAAGCGGATTACCTTCTCCATCTAATAACTTAGGTGCAGCGTTAGGCGTACCATCTTTTCTGTTGGCATGTCTACTAAAAGAGAATGCAGGTTCATCATACTTGAGTTGACCATCTCTGGTTCTCACTTGTTTTAAACCTAGACCCTCTAGTCTATTAGCAGTATCCTCATCTGTAAGCACAACGATTTGATACTTATGTGGTTCAAATCTCCTGTTAGGTGTGCTGACATTAGCATACATACTCTTTCCATCTAAATACTCATACTCCATAGTTTTATCCTCCGTAGGTTGTATTAAGTGTTGCCATTATATCATACTTTGGCTTTGAGTTCAATAGTTTTTTGAAATTAATTTGAGATTGTTTAAACGGGTGGCAGTACTTGGTGTAGTTCTTATCCTGCTTCATCCACAACCTTTCACAAACCTGATTGATAAGGGGAAAGGATTTTACGGTGGCTCTAGCACCACGTTTAAACGTTTCAAAAGGAGCTGGTTTTAAGGGCACAAGACCAGAAACTTGCACGACTGAATCGAATACCATAGGTTTAAAAGGAAATTTATGAGGGCTATTCCTATGATACGCCACGAACATTCTCATCATTGTATTTAAAAAATTCATCCCAACAAAAACTAACATCTTTAAGAAAAGAAATCTTAAAAAAATCATCAATGTGCTCAACCATATAACCAAACTGATTTGGCTGTGAGCTGATGAAGTTTTGAAAGTTTCTATACTCATCCCTCGTTAATGTCCTTGTCTTGTTGTCAATCATGTCAGGCATTATAACATATCTCCTTTGTAAAGTCCAGCGTTATTTAAAAATATTTATTTAAAACTTCTAGCTTATCGTTGTAATCTGATATAGCTTGTAGCTCTTCTTCAATAGTCTTCAATAAGTCTGGATGTTCTGGAACTCCTACCGCTTTGTCTAGCATTATGTTTACGTTCATAATGTGCCAACCAATCAAGCCTTCTAAATTATTTTTTAGTGCTTGTATAATCTCTTCTCTCATACTACCCTCCTAAGAATAGTTTTAAAATACCGCTAAACAATATCACTACTGCTACCGCATTTAAAATAATTAATGCTCTGTCTTTCCACAGAACCCCTACCCACAACCAACCTAAACATCCTACAAAGGATAGTAATAAATCAAACTGTGGTAAAACTTGTGCACCTCTAAACGACATTGCTACTAACATGATGGCTGATGCTGACCATTTAACATACCAAGATAAATCATACTTAGGTGTTGCTGATTTAAATATTCTTTTAGAATTTTCTAATTCTTTTTTAGAAAAGTTTTGTGTCATACCATATACCTTGTATCTATGATATAGCAATCTTGTTTAAACGTTCTGTCGCAAATACTAAAAGCTACGATAAAACAAGCCAACATAAAAAACAAATAAATAAAATCTCTTCCATTAAATTGTGGTGTCATGCTCCACCTCTGCAATATAAATCTATTAATTCTTGACCTGTCTTTTCTTCTCCAAAAGTATGTATTGTCTCTCCATATTTTTTTCTAACAATCAATCCATTATTGTATTCTATGTCCATAACCTTACCAACCTCAGTATCCCAAGGTCTATCATCATACCACATAGATTTTAAGCTGTGAATATGTACCGCTTTAGGAACTTTTGCCCACTCTTCTGCTTCAAGTAGCAACCTTTGTTGACTAACCCTATCATCATGCTCTGTCATCATAGTCCTCCTCTCCTAACACATCCTCACTATACTCATTTGTATCTACTATCGGTGCATTATTGTAGTAATCATCTACAACATCATCAATATTTATAATTCTTTTTGTATCATCACTCATATTTATATCCTTTTTAAAATATTTTAATTATTTAATTTATTAATTATTATAATTATTTGTTTGATACCTTAAAAAATTTAAAAGATTATAACATTTTTTATAAGGTAAGTCAAACACTTTGTTAATTAATTGAGTCTGTTTAAACATACTCTACTACTGGTTCTATTTGAAATGCCCAACACCAATGACCATTATCTAAGTCAAGGATTTGATTACGTTCTTGTATATGCCACCAATCAATCTCCTCTACTGGAATACCTTCTTTACTTCCGTTAGAATAGTTTAGCTGGATTCCTGTTACCATTACCTTTCTAGGTTCTTCCATACCAAAGCTACCTCTCCATAGAACATCATCTCCTATTCTTAATGTATCACTCATTATCTTCCTCCTTGTTATCTTTAACTAATTGTAGTGTTGGTTTATCTTTTATTTCAAAGTCTGGTGTAAATGTTATCAAAGGTTCGATAGGTTGTCCATTCATATCCCAAGTATCTATAATTAATTCATCTGTTGAATCATCAATGTAGATTATCTTACCTGTTGATGTTGTTATGTAAGCTACGTTGTCTGCTTTTACTTCTATAATCATGCTACCTCCCTTGTCCACCAGTCTGGTCTGGCTCTGCCTTTCTCCCACTTAGCGTAATGCTTCTCATTGATACAGTAATCTCTGTACGCTTTAATAGGGTTATCGTTCTTGTATTCATCTGGCATAGCTTGTGCAAGTGGTGTCATACTTTTTTTAGTAATGTTTGGTATCTTTTTTAAAGGTTCTTTTAGTTTAGTTATACTTGCATGTTCTCTCCCATATCTAAACTTATACTCGCTACCTAAAGCTAGGAAGTGTACATACAACCAAAGATAATTTAAT